ACAAAGACTTTAAAAAGTTCATTGAATACAATAGGCAAGATACAATGTTGTTGGTGAAGATTCACAACAAACTTAGTTTTTAGAATTAGCTAATCAACTTGCACACGAAAATACAGTACTGCTTCCAACAGTAATGGGTTCAGTGGCAATGATTGAGATGGCAATTTTTAATGAGGCCCACGAACGTGGGTTAGTTGTCCCAGATAAAAAACGAAAGGTTGAAAATGCAGAAGAAATCCAGCAGGCAGCAGGTGCCTATGTTGCTACGCCCAAAAGAGGTATGCACGAATGGGTCGGCGCCGTCGACATTAACTCGCTCTATCCCTCGGTTATTCGTGCCGTCAACATGGGAGGAGAAACGATTGTCGCACAAGTCAGACAAACATTAACCGATCACTACATAAAAGAAAAGGGTCGTAATCTTGCTGAAGGAAAGAAATATTTCAAAGAAGGTGATGAAGATGTGACTGGTGCTATATTATGGGAGAACTTGTTCGGCTCATTAGAATATACTGCTATTATGAACCAAGAGCGTGGCACAATGCTTACTGTAGATTACGAAGATGGTCGTAGTGAAGAAATGAGTGCGGCAGAAGTATGGAAGATGATTTTTGATAGTCACAAACCCTGGATGCTCTCTGCAAACGGAACAATCTTCACATATGAAAAAGAAGGTGTTGTTCCTGGTCTACTCACACGCTGGTATACAGAACGTAAAGTAATTCAAAAACAAGCAAAAGAAGCATATGGCACAGATATGTATGATTATTACGACAAGCGACAACTAGTTCGTAAGATTTTATTGAACTCCGCGTATGGTGCATTGTTGAACGAACATTGTCGTTTCTATGATAAGCGCATTGGTCAAAGTGTTACATTGAGTGGGCGTCAAATCGTGCGACACATGATGAGTACAATCAATGAATCAGTAACTGGTGATTATAATCACGAAGGTCCTGCAATTGTTTATGGTGATACTGACTCATGTTATTTCACAGCATATCCTATTCTTAAACAGCAAATTGAGAGTGGCGAACTAACTTGGGATAAAGAAACTTGTATCGGATTGTATGATGGCATCGCTGACCAAGCTAATGAATCGTTCCCTGCATTTATGGAACGTGCATTTCATGCACCTCGCAAGAATGGTGAGATTATTAAAGCTGGTCGTGAACTGATCGGTGATCGTAGTATCTTTATCACTAAGAAACGTTATGCTATTAACATCTTTGACAAAGAGGGCAAGCGTAAAGATAAAGACGGTGCTCTTGGTGATATCAAAGCTATGGGTCTTGACTTGAAACGTGCTGATACACCTAAGTATGTACAAGAATTCTTAATGGATGTGCTTGAGATGGTTCTTCAACGAGGTAAAAATCGTGAGGATGTAATTGAACGTGTTAAGGAATTTAAACGTGTTATGGTAGCACAGGACAGCTGGACTAAAGGTTCTCCTAAATCAGTTAATAATTTAACTAAGCATACACAAATATTTGACAAAACAGGTAAGTGTGGTGTTGGTCACGCACGTGCCGCAATCAATTGGAACTATCTACGCAGAATGAATGGGGACAACTACAGTCAACAAATTGTTGATGGTATGAAAATTATTGTATGTAAACTTAAATCTAACCCATTAGGCTTTAATAGTATTGCTTATCCGGTTGATGAATTACGATTGCCTACATGGTTCAAAGAATTACCATTTGACGATAGTGCAATGGAATCAACATTGGTTGATGAAAAGATTGACAACTTGCTTGGTGTTCTTAATTGGGACATTAAGAGTAACATTGATGTTAAATCTACGTTTGATGACTTATTCAGTTTCGGTTAAATTGCTCATTGACATTTGCAATAAATGCCATTATAATACACAACATAACTACCTAAATAGTACTATACATAAAGGAAAAACATGAAAGACTATCTTAAAGACTTAATCGACCATACACATGGTCTTGGTATTGATTTGATTAAAATCACAGGTACCGACACAGAAACACAATTCAATGCTATTGCAGAAGATAAAAGTGTTATTGTTAGTGGAACATTTAAAAACCCAATTCACGATTTCATCGGTGTATTTGGTATGCCTAACTTAAGCAAACTAAAAACAATCGTTGGCTTTGATGAGTATGATGAACATGCTAAAATCAATGTGTCTAAAACACAACGTGACGGTGAAGATGTTCCCGGAGCAATTCACTTTGAAACAAAGGCAGGTGACTTCATTAATGACTATCGTTTGATGTATAGAACAGTTGTTGAAGAAAAGATTAAATCTGTTGGCTTTAAAACTCCACCATGGAACGTTAGCTTTGAGCCTACTATTGCTGGCATTCAACGTTTGAAAAAACAAGCAAGTGCTAATAGCCAAGAAGAACATTTTGTTGCAAAAACTGACGGTGATGACTTGAAATACTATTTTGGTGACCCATCAACACACAGTGGTAGTTTTGTGTTTCATCCACAAGTAGGTGGTACATTATCTAAGAGTTGGTACTGGCCTGTTAAACAGGTTATTGGCATCATGGATCTAGTCGGTGATAAAATTGTTCGTATCAGTGATGCTGGTGCAACAGAAATTATTGTTGATAGTGGTTTAGCTACATATTGCTATAGACTCCCAGCACAAGCAAAATGATAGACTATATACATGGTGGCGAGTATCTTAATGTTGTTAGTAACAAAGGTGCTCAGCCTTATATCAATATGAGTAGTACTCAGCCCATGATTGGTGCATTGTCTTATGACCATAGTAGTCAACATATGAAAGTATATGATGGTAATGGGTGGATGACTATTGGCGGTGGCAGTGCTACTGTCAATCTAGCACCAAATGCTATCAATATTTTAAAGTGGGCTGAACAGAAAATGCTAGAAGAAGCCGAGCGCAACAAATTAGCAGAAACAACCCCCGCTATTAGAGATTTGATGGACCAGATAAAAGAAAAAGAAGAACAGATAAAAATGGTCATGACTTTAATTAAAAGTACTGGTAATGATGCAATTAAACCCTCAATGGTACCCTAATGGAACAAGATAATCTATCAGCAAAACAAAACCCAGAGTGGGCATTGTTCTTACCCGCAGTTAGTAGTTTTTATATTAGTGGTTTGGGTAAGCAACGTAAAGGTGAGGAGTACTTTGATAAGGCTCGTATCCCTACTCAGTTCAACGGTGATGTTGAGAAATTAAATTTCTTAAACAGTAGTGAAGGTCTCTATTATTATAAATGGGGCTTGTACAGTGCTGGTCACGCTAACTTAGATACTACTAAAGACGATGCTAGTGAATCAATCATTAGAGAACGTGAAGAAGGTACATTTATGTTGGGTGACAGTGGTGGATTTCAGATTCTTAAAGGTCAATGGCCAGCAGACTGGAAAGATCCTAACTGCCCACGTGCTATGATTAAGCGTAAAGCTGTGTTGAATTGGATGGATACATATATGGATTATGGTATGTGTTTAGATATCCCAAGTCAATCACTAACAACGTTTGGCATGAAAGATAAGAATGGTAATAGTCTGCATGGTATCAGTACTATTGAAGAAGCTATTACTGCCACTCACATTAACAACGAATACTTTATTAAGAATCGTAATGGGAAATGTAAGTTCTTAAATGTACTTCAAGGTCGTAATCATGGTCAGTCGGAAGACTGGTACAATGAAATGAAGAAGTACTGTGATCCAAACGTATATCCGGACAATCATTTCAATGGCTGGGCATTCGGTGGTCAGAACAAGATTGATGTACACTTGATGTTAACACGTATGGTTGATATTATCCATGATGGATTGTTGGTAGAAGGTAAACATGATTTGATTCATTGTTTGGGTACAAGTATCTTAGAGTATGCGGTATTGTTTACTGATATTCAAAAAGCTATACGTAAATATCATAACTCAAAACTTCAGATTACATTTGACTGTGCTAGTCCATTTTATAGTGCGGCTAAAGGATTAGCATATTTCAATACTAACATTGAGCATAATAAAAAATGGTCATACAGTATGGAAAAGACTGCTGAAAAGAAAAGTTATGCTAATGATACACGTAAATACCGTGATGCTGTGTTAGCAGAAGGCATCCATAAACTCTTTACAGATAGTCCAGTTACTGATAAACTACTACTTAAGGACATGTGTTATCGTGGTCAAGGGTTCATAGGACAACATGGTAAAGAAACTAAAACTAGTTGGGATACATTAAGTTACACATTGATTCAAAGTCATAATGTTTGGATGCATATGAATGCAGTTCAAGAGGCTAATCGTCAATATGAAACAGGTATTACTCCTAAAATGCTTATTCATAAATTTGAAGGTAGTAAGTTTTTTGGTGAAATAGTTGATGAAATTTTCTCAAAGAAAACTAAACAAGAAGCTATTGACTTGATTGATTATCATCGTAGTTATTGGATGCAATTTCAATCAGGTAGTCAGGGTATTAGTGGTAAGCGTACAGTTAATGCTATGACAATGTTTGACCAATTATTTGAAGTAAATACAGATGAACCGGAAGTTGATGAAGTCATTGAGGACAGTGATGATGAAATTTTCAAAGTACTAGGAGAATAATATGCCATATAAAAGCCGTATTAAAACATTAGAAGAATCACATAGATTAGTAGAAAATCAACTTTTTCAATTAGAAAAATCAAATGGTGATCCTGAAAAAATTAAAAAGTTGAGAGAGGCTAAGGAAAAGTATTTCACTGAATTACGTGCAATGAATCGGGCTCAATGGGATCATGACCATGAAACTGTAGATTTGAACGATGACCGATGATATTAAATTAATTCCCAATATACTAAAACCAGAGGTAGAGTGGGATATTAATAAACGAGTTATTGTTATTGATAACGCAATTAGCCCGGATATGTGTGATAGTATTATTAATTTTGCAACTGATAGAGTAGCAAAAGGAGTAAACAAATATCCACATGTATTTGGTATTAGTTTTCATTCATGTCTACTTCAGTTAGAACATGAAGTTCATCAATTGTTGCAACCAATATGGCAACAATCAATTAATCAATTGGGATTTGATATTGATTTCGTTGAACCATATGAAGTTAAAAAGTATACTTCTAAAGATTTCTTTGGTAAACACGTAGATAATTACTACAGTTTGACCAAAGACATAGACAGAAAGATAACAATGAGTGTACAATTGACTGACAAATCAGAATATACTGGTGGTGAGCTATTAGTGTTAGGTAGAGACATGGGTGCTAAGTCTAAAGGTAGCGTCACTGTGTTTCCTAGCATTTTTTCACATGAAGTAAAACCCATTACTTTTGGTACACGATGGTCATTAATAAGTTGGGCTTGGGGCCCTTATTGGAAATAACATGGAACAACATATTCAAGCAGAAACAGAAAAACGAGTACGCATTAAGCATCATGCAAAGCGTATGATTTTCGTAACATTTCAAAAAGAGGGTATTCATATGTACCCGGCGGCGGCAACAGATCCAGCACTCGCAACGGGTGATGAATATGATGTTCGCTTTTTAGGAACTCCACATCGTCACATCTTTCACTTTAACGTGGCGATTGAAGTATTTCACAACGACAGGGATATTGAATTCATTCAATTTAAACGCTGGTTAGAGAATCTCTATAAAGGCGGTACACTTGAATTGAATTACAAGAGTTGTGAAATGATTAGTGATGACCTCTATGAAGTTATTGCTACTCGCTATCCCGATCGTAACATTGAGATTACCGTCAGTGAAGATGGTGAGAACGGTGCTACGATTTATTACAACACAATTAGACCTTATCTTTCAACCGCTATTTAAAGGATTATCAAAATGGCAAAACCAACATTTCAAACTAACCCACGTGTTCATCAAATATTTGAGGACTTGGAAAAGTATCTTGAATTCTGTCAAGAGTATGGATATAAGTATAATGAGGCAGACCTCTATGACCAACGCAGTTATGTGTTTCGTCAGTTTGCAAAATGCATGACAGGTAAGCCTGCAAAAAATCAATGGACAGAACACTCACGTCCATGAAGATAGTATTAGTAACTGGTGGATTTGATCCATTACACAGCGGTCATATTGAATATTTCAAAGCCGCAAAACAACTCGGTGACAAGTTAGTTGTCGGGGTAAACAGTGATGCATGGTTGGCTCGTAAAAAGGGCCAACCTTTTATGCCTAGCATTGAGCGTATGTCAATAATTGAAAATTTAAAAATGGTAGATCATTGTGTTATCTTTAATGATGATGATGGTTCTAGTATTGAAGCTATCAATAATGTAAAGATGATGTATCCTGATTCTGAAATCATCTTTGCTAATGGAGGGGATAGAACATCAGCCAACATTCCAGAAATGATCTTTGATGATGTAGAATTTGTTTTTGGTGTAGGTGGCGAGAATAAAATGAACAGTAGTTCATGGATACTACGTGAATGGAAACAACCTAAAACATTGCGGCAATGGGGTTATTATCGTATACTACATGATGTGCCCGGGACTAAAGTAAAAGAACTAACAGTAGAATCTGGAAAGAGTTTGAGTTTACAACGACACAAACATAGAGCAGAATACTGGCATGTATCAGAGGGAAGATGTGCAGTAGAACAAAGAATGCCTAATGGCTATCAACTACCTACTCTAGAATTAGATACACTAAGTCAAATAGTTATTCCTATGAATGATTGGCATAGGCTATACAATCCGTTTGATGTCCCATGTAGAATTATTGAAGTTCAATATGGTACTATGTGCGAAGAAGAAGATATAGAACGCAAATGAATCGTGCTATCTGTGCCCCGTGCGGTGGTTTAATGAATCATGTCAGATGGTTAACATTAATGTCATCTGAATTTAAACTTCCTTTTAAAGGTAAGTTAGAATTTATGAAGGGTGTTTACGCTACCAACAGATCGCCATTTGTATGGTTAAAAAATGAATATTTTTATAGGGAACGACCTTTTATAAAGGATTTGGTATTTGGAACTCATCACATTGAAGACTGCCTAACATTAGAAAGTCCTAGAAAAATTTTAATATTGGTTCCTTCCCCTGAATTAAGTTTCACCCATTATTTAAAGTTTAATCCATCATTGAATGGATTATTAAAACTACGAATCAATCAGCCCTACCTTACAGTAGAAGATATAAAAAATCTGTATTTGCTTGGCATTTCGGATCACAATTACCGTAATAAGTTGCATGATACCTCAACTAATGATATAATTACTTCAAATATTGATAAATTATATACTAATAGAGAATTAGATGTGGACACGTATCGTACTATAACTGATTTTTTTGAGATATCAAATGAATACAACTTAGCAAATGAAGTTCACAATATGTGGTTTGATTTACAAGAACATGGTAAAAAATTAATGCTAACACTCTCAGAAAACGCAAAAGATGTAGAGAATTATTGGAGATTGAATCATATTGAAGCAATCAACCAATCTGATTATAATATTGCACTTAAACTTATTAAAGAGACATACGGAGAATAAATGAAAACATTATATTATATGGGACTAGAACCCTACAAAGCACGTTACACTCTACAGTTACAAGAGTGGAATGAACGGGTCTTTAAACAACGTGGTATTAACTATGTCATTGTACCCGGTGAAACACTAACTAATGACCAAGCTATTGTAACTGGTCAAGTACTAGATGCACATGGTCGTACATACTTTGGTATGAGTCAACTTATGAATCTAGTTAAGATGATGAAGCAAGGTGAAGTAGGTGCAGGTGATATCGTATACTTTGAAGATATGTTTCAGCCGGGCATTGAGTCATTGCCATACATTATGAAACAGATTCCGATCACAAGTCGTCCTAAGATTTTTGTTCGCTGTTTAGCACAAAGTATTGACCCAGATGACTTTGTTCATGTCTGGGGTATGAGTGAATTCATGGGTCACTATGAGAAGATGGTTGATTCGTTTGTTGATGGTGTGCTTGCTAGTAACGAAGAAATGGTAATGCACATGAAGATTGCGGGTTGGAAAGCTCCTATCTATAATATATCAGGTCTAGCATTTGGTAAAGATGAAGTTCGTAGTCGTATTAATAATAATATTAAACCCTTTGATGAACGTAAAATGCGTATTGCTTTTAGTGCAAGATGGGACCAAGAGAAACAACCTGACTTCTACATGGATGTGATTGAAGAATTCTTTAATCGGTATGGTGAGAAGGATCGTCACGGTATATATCGTGGTGTAGAATTTTGTGTATTCAGTGGTAGCAAATTAAAAAGCAATAACGATAGTTATATGAAACGCACACACGACTTTCAAGGTCGTGGATTGTTGACAGTTTATGAAGACTTGGACAAGAATGCATATTATGAATTATTAAATGATACCAGAGTATTGTTTAATTGTGCATTACAAGATTGGGTAAGTAATACAGTTAGTGAAGCAGATAGTTTGGGTTGTAATGTGTTGTATCCAGCATATCGCAGTTTTCCAGAAACGTTTGCAAACGACTATACAAGAATGTATGCGCCCTGGTCAGTTGAAGATGCGGCAATAAAGTTGTATAATATGTTACATCAGCCACATATAAATCAAGGAAAGATTAGTGATTGGACTGATGGTACTATTGATAGAATCTGTGATATCTTAGAAGGTAAGGGACAACAATGGTTGCGTATGGACAAAGATTATCGCAAACATACTAGAGAAAATAAATACTAAAAGGAGAAAATTATGTTTGAAACAACTTATACAGATAATGTAAATTACCGTTCTGCTAGCGAAATTAACTCAGCAATGGGCCGTGTTTATGGTCACATGAGTCTAGCTGTCATTGTATCAATGTTAGTTAGCTATTTTGTAGGCTCTAGTCCAGAGTTACTACAATTCTTTTTTACAGGTGTATTGAAATGGATTGTGATCTTTGCCCCATTAGCGGCAATATTTGGTGTTGCTATGGTCCTAGGTAACAACCCTAGTAAGGGCGTAGCACAACTATGTTTACATGGATTTGCCGCACTAATGGGATTAAGTTTTGCTACAATCTTTGCTGTATTCAACATGGGTAGTATTGTAAGCTCATTTATGGGAGCAGCCATATTGTTTGGCGTTATGAGTGGCTATGGTTATTTTACTAAACAAAGTTTAGACAGTCTTGGCAAGTTTATGTTTGTTGGATTGATTGCAATAGTTATTGCCAGCATTGTCAATATCTTTATCGGCAGTACCGTAATGCAAATGGTTATCAGTGCGTTGGCTATCATTATCTTTTTAGGATTGACTGCTTACGACACACAAAAGATTCGTGAAGAATTAAGTCTAGAAACCAGTGATAGTGCAGAAGTACGCGGTGCATTAACATTGTACATGGACTTCATTAATTTGTTTATTAACCTCTTACAACTATTTGGTGATAGGAAATAATCATGGCAACATGGATATTAAAAACACTGCACAAAAAGAGTGCATATGAAAGACAGCATTGGTACAAAGATGGTAAAGAAATCATCCGTGAAGAAGGTTACCGTTGGGGCACATTTTACTGTGAAAGTGATGAGAAACCTGATATTGACCTAACTAATGATGATGGTTATGAAATTGGTCAAGATGAGTATGAGTGGGAGCTTGATAGCCTCGATGACGGTTGTTGGGCTGATTGGGAATTCCCCGATGACATGAGTGAAGAAGAACAAGAAGAAATTCAAAATGCTTGGGATGAAAATTATTTTGAAGGCATGGAAGAATTAGGTTGGAGTTGCGATGATACAGATTATATCTTGCAAGGTCCGTTAGAATTATCAGATGAAGATGGTAATGTAGTAGGTTCTGGTGATACAGAATAAGTTCATTTCAAATAGGAGAAAACATGAGCGCACAAAATGATATCGAAACAAGTTTGGCAGCATACAACGCTGAAAACGATAAGTTTAACAAAGGCAATGCAGCCGCAGGTACACGTGCCCGCAAAGCATTAGCAGAACTAGCTAAAGCAGTTAAGGCTCGCCGTAACGAAATTACAGCAGAAAAAGCCGCACGTGCTGAAGCAAAGGTAAAGGCTTAATATGACCTGCAGAGGCTATGATAGCAGGGCAATTAAATTGCCAAAAGAGATAAAATGCAGAGCGGCAACTATTTTAGATAATCATCAGCGAGGTGAATTTATACGTAGTTGGGTAGCAATATATAAAGAGGCCGCACATTCAAGGGGCTCCAATAAAAAACATTCTAAGGATTAATAATGGCTAATGTCTACTGTATTAAACCACTAGAGAAGAAAAGTATTAGCTGGCGGGTAGAAATGTACCGTGAGAATAGTGACGGATCTTTCAGTTGGTTTAATATGGAAGAATTATATCGTTGGGGTCAGGGTTTTATTGAAGAAGACCTTGATTGCAACCTGCCTTGGAAAGGTTCTAACTCTGCACATTGCAAAACAGATGCAGGTTGGGGATGTGAGTTTGAAGATTCTATCAGTATTGACTGGGAATTTTCAGACGATATCACAGAATTGGAACAACAAGAAATTAAAGAATCATACTATGATGGTGGTGCGGCTTGGTTGTTTGATGGTGAACATGATTGGCAAACTGAAGATGATTATGTCATAGTCTTGGCGCCCTTTAGTGTTGACTATGCTAGTGACAACGGTGATATAATCACTGAGAACGTAGAATTAAAAGAACGTCCACCATTAGACCCAAATGCGGCATGGCCTTTTTCTTAAACAAACACACACTAAGATAAATAAAGATGTAACACAAAGGTTACAAAATTTCAAAACAAAAACCATCACAAAGGAAGGTTATCTATGAGTTATAATAAAACAAAAACAGATCCAGAGTTGGGTCAACGAGTACACGAACATCTAGTTAAGATGGGTGTTGAAACTCCCACTAATCCAAACAACTATGACCGTAAAGAAAAGATAGATCATATTGAAGCGCATTTTACACACATTATGCGTATCTTGGGTCTTGACTTAACAGACGATAGTTTGATTGAAACCCCTAAGCGTGTTGCCAAGATGTATGTCAACGAAATCTTTTGGGGACTTGACTATGACGCATTCCCTAAATGTACAACAGTTGACAACAAGATGCAATACAACGAAATGGTTGTAGAGCGTAATGTTAACGTTCAATCTAACTGCGAACATCATTTTGTAGTCATCGATGGACTAGCTACTGTAGCTTATGTCCCTAAACAAAAAGTTCTAGGGCTTAGTAAGATAAACCGTATCGTAGAATATTTTAGCAAAAGGCCTCAAATCCAAGAGAGGTTAACAGAGCAAATTTTTCACACCTTACAGTTCATCCTTGAAACAGAAGATGTTGCAGTTATGATTGATGCACAACACTATTGTGTAAAATCACGTGGTGTAGAAGATACGGGATCTAGTACTGTTACTTGTCGTTTAGGTGGCGGTTTCAAATCAGATCCTGCGGCAAGACAAGAGTTTTTACAGATTGCTAACAAAGGTTGCAAATGATTATTACAATATTAGTTACAATAGCAGTAATAATAGCTATTGTTATAATGATTGCTACGATGCCAAATGCTAGTAGATGTAACGGAGACTGCAATCAAGGTCGTAACTGTACTTGTAGGGAGCAATAATGGCACTGATATATAAAGAAGTAGAAGTTGATATTGATCTGAGCGATTTTGATACTGACGAATTAGTTGAAGAATTGGAAAACCGTGGCTCAGGTGTTATGGACTACGATGACGGCAAGGAAGTACTACAGTCGATTTACGAAAAACGTAGACTTGGACAAGACTATCAGCAAGAACTAGACCAATTAATTTGGTTAGGATTAGGGAGAGTTGTATGATGAAATTTAAATTAGGTGACATGGTTAAAAAAGTGTCTGGTTCACAATGGCATGGAAAAGTAGTTGGTACATACTCAACTGAGTTAACGCCTGAAGGATATGCAGTTGAGAGTCATACAGAAAAAGGTTCTGTACAAATATACCCTGCAAAGGCTCTTGAGTTATGGGAGTTGAATAATGGGATTTCGTAAACAAATGGACTACAATGCAGTACATCATCAAATCTATATGAGTGGTGTAGAATTACATAGTAATTACAATGATGGTTACAATCAGTTTGAAATCAAAAAAGATTTACATCGTATCAAGTGGTTGTTAGATGAGATTATGGCTGACAGCCCTACATTTGCAGGGGAAGACGAATTCTTAAAAGAACATGAACAAACTAAGATGTGGAGAACTCTTTCAAAATGATTTTCAATCACATTAAAAAACTCAAACAAGATGGAAAGAAGATAGGTATTACTTTTAGTACATTCGACCTACTTCACGCAGGTCATATTGCTATGTTAAGTGAAGCAAAAAATCATTGTGATTATCTTATTTGTGGATTACAAACTGACCCCACGATTGATCGACCTGAAACAAAGAATAAACCCATTCAAAGTATCGTAGAACGACAGATTCAACTTGCGGCTTGCCGCTATGTCGATGAAGTTGTTGTTTATCAAACTGAACAGGACCTTATTGACTTGTTACTTATTCTACCACTAGATGTTCGCATTTTGGGTGTAGAGTATGCAGATAAAGACTTTACCGGAAGATATGAAGGTAGTGAGCGTGGCATTGAAATTGTATTCAATGGTCGTGACCACAGTTTCAGCAGTAGTAGTTTACGAAAACGGGTAGCTGATGCCCAGATTATTAACGTTCTTAATAAATAACTATAGCGGTCTTTGGACATCATCCCGCTTTACAAATTCTGCTGCCTATGCTATAATCAACATAGGAGAAATTCATGGCAAACAAAAAATTCTTTTCAACAAAGACATACAGACAAATAGGTCCTGTCGCTTATCGTCAATGGCGTGCTGACAGTCATTGTAACTTAATTCATGGCTATGCTATGAGTTTTCACTTTGAGTTTGAGGCTGATACGTTAGACGCACGTAACTGGGTAACTGACTTCGGTGGATTACGACCTCTCAAAGATAAACTAGAAGAATGGTTTGACCATACATTACTAGTTGCACAAGATGACCCAATGCGTGAACATCTATTAGAACTAGGTCGTTTAAAGCTAGCTAAAATTACAGAAGTAGAACGTACTGGGTGTGAAGGTATTTCTGACTTTTTATATGAATACATTAACACAATTTTTTTGCCTAACTGCGGTAGTGAAGAAGCTAAACGTGTATGGTGCTGTAGAGTAGAAGTCCGCGAGACTGATAGTAACATGGCAGGACGTAGTGGTCATAGGGAAGATTGAGAGTTTGAATAATGTTAGAAACAATTTGCGATACATTAGTTGAAGCATATAAACGCAACTGGATTACCAGTCGTGATGGCAATGTAAGTATTCGTCATCATGATCGGGATCATTTTTACATCACACCCAGTGGTGTGCGTAAGCAGACAATGCAACCGGATCAGTTTAAGAAGATTCGTATTGTTGGTAGTATGTTATGGGAAGAGCAACCATACACTGATATCAGTGCTAATCTTAAACCGTCAGGTGAGCTACCACTACACCTCGGACTACAGCGAAAAATGGGACAGCACAATAATGATGTTAGAGTAGTAGTACATTTACATCCCACATACTGTGTTGCCGCTATGCACCGCGGCATTGAGTTGAGTAGTCTGGCTAATGACTTTCCTGAACTCAGTCGCTATACTAGCGTGGCACCCAATGTGGGTGATGTGCCTCCTATTAGCCAGGAACTTGCAGACCGCTGTCATGAAAATTTGGGACTAGATAAGAATGGTACTATTGCTTATGACATTGTAGGTATCAAAGGTCACGGTGTGGTCGCTATAGATACTAGCCCATGGAGGGCTTTTGAACATATTGAACGATTAGAACATATTTGTCAAATCGTATTAGCATCAGGGAAATATTAAAATGTTAGACTGTATAATTATAGGTGATAGCATTGCAGTTGGTACAGCTATGGCTCGTCCAGAGTGTGTAAGTTATTCAAAAGGCGGCTGGAACAGTTGGCAATGGAACAAGGATTACTTAGCCAAAGCCTCTGCTCAACCTGCTCAAACTATAATCATTAGTCTTGGAGCCAACGACCACAAGGGTGTTAAGACTGAGCTTGAGTTACGTAAAATGCGAGAAGCAGTTAAGGGCCAGCGTGTGTTTTGGATCGATCCAGGTCAAGACCGTAAACCTATTCCACACGATGCAATTATTCGCATTGCTAAAGAATATGGTGATACAGTATTGCCTAGGCCAAAGAATCATATGAGTGCTGACGGAGTACATCCAACTGGTCGAGGTTATAAGATTTTAGGAGAGATGGCAAAATGAGTTATATTGTAGGATCATTACCTCCTATTAAGTGTTGGATAAAACGTGAATTTCTTTACAACTTTGAAAAAGGTCACGGAGAATTAGAACCTGCCATATGGGTAAGTCTTAAAGCATTACGTGGACAAGTGTTTCGTATTGAATCATTATTACCCAATTACGGAGCACTCTACGATAAACTGCCCATTCATGCCTATGTATGGCAAGACAACTACACAGGCAATCTACCTATAGATACTTTACAACTCTGGGACTGCATGGGTTATCGCTTTACTATCATTGAAAAAATAGGTTTACGTAATCTAGGTGTTAAGTTCTTGGGCAAAGATAAAGAATGGCATCACGGAACTTATTTATTTACAGTAGATTTTTGTGCTGATGGAATGGATGTAGATACAGGTTTTACTGAAGTAGCAGAAGAACACAAGTCGTTTAATTTTATTAGATTAGAAAATGGACAGTTTGCTTGTCAACCCAATAATCGATGTTTGTGGTACGAGCAAAGTTGGATTTCAGGTACAGTGAAAGTTCCAGACTTTAAAGCCGCACAGACCATATTTACAGTAGATGGTACTCGCAAGTTGAGTGCAGGAGATGATTGGTTTTATTCTATTGAGGAAAAAAATGAATAGTTTAGAAAAAATATGGGCTAGAGCAACTGGTCATTTAATGGGTAACACTGATGATGATAGACCCGATGTACCTATTCTTACTTTACGAGAAGCAAGAATTGCATTGTTCCTAAAAACTTTCTGGATTATACTACATGTGATAACATGTTGTTTCATCATAGCAAATACATTACGTCATTGGTAAAATATGAACAAAAAAATTACAGAACTATGGGAACAGGCCGCTCAACGAGATGACTTACTAGACGAAAAACGGTATGAGCATTTTGCTGAATTATTAATTAGAGATTGTGCAAAACAAGTTAATCATCTGGCTAAACAAGGTGGCGGAACTTGGGGCGAAGTCATTCTAGAAAACTACAATATAAGTGTATATAAAAAATGAGTCATTTAAAAGTATCAGAATTATTTTACAGTATCCAGGGAGAAGGTCGCTATATGGGAGTGCCAAGTATTTTCCTAAGAACATATGGATGCAATTTTACATGCGGTGGCTTCGGTATGCCTAAGGGAGAAATGAGTAATGAGAGAGATGTTATCGCAATTAAAGCAGAAGATTATACAGATTATAAATCCTTACCACTTGTCAGTACTGGATGTGATAGTTACGCATCTTGGGACCCTCGCTTTAAACATCTTAGTCCTGTTATCTCTACCGATTCTATTGCTGACAGTATTATGGATATACTTCCTCACAAGCGTTGGATGGATGAACATCTTGTTATTACAGGTGGTGAACCTTTGCTTGGATGGCAAAGAGCGTATCCAGACTTACTTTCAAACGAGAAAATGAGAGCATTGAAAGAGATTACATTTGAAACTAATGGCACACAAGAACTAAGTAAAGACCTTACTAACTATCTTCATCAATGGAAGATCAGCCGTGAAAATAACGCACTTACATTCAGTGTGAGTCCTAAACTTAGTATCAGCGGTGAGAAGTGGGAAGAAGCAATATGTCCACAAGTTGTTCGTCAATATGAAAGTGTTGGCTTTGTATATCTTAAATTTGTTATTGCTACTAAAGAAGATGCGATTGAGGCAGATAAAGCAGTTAAAGAATTTCGTACAGCTGGATTCAGAGGTCCAATATACTTCATGCCATGCGGTGGTGTAGAAAGTATCTATAATTTAAATGCTAGAAATGTTGCTATTGAAGCAATGAATCGTGGCTATCGCTATAGTGATAGATTACAGGTGCCTCTATTTAAAAATGAATGGGGGACATAATGACAGAAACAAAAAAACGCACAGTGGTAAGGATGCTTACCTATAGATTGACAGCATGGTTATTCACAATCTTTTGGACTTATCTGTTTACAGGTAATCTAGGTAACTCAGCCGGCTTTGCTACTGCATTACATATATTATTAAGTATAGACTATTACATTCACGAACGCATTTGGTTGAGAATCAAATGGGGTAAGGAATAATATGCCATTAGATCAAGTCCAATCATATGATTACTTTTATGACAAATTGATAGGTACTGAACTTAAGTTTACTTGGCTACCCCAAACTTGTGACATATCAGGTAAGCGTATTTGGTTAAAGTATGGGTATAGGATGACTAGGATGATTACTGGACCGGGCACACCTGTCTTTGAGTATAGATGGCACGATAAGAATACCCATATTATATGGAAACTAAAAAGGTAAATATATGTATGAATTAAGATATCTTGTCCGAAACGGTTGGGATGGACCTGAACAAGTGTTACAATATAGAACTCAACATGAAGTAACAGACTATAGTGGCACAGATCCTAAAACAGGTGGATTCATTAGAAAAATAGAATGGACTGAATGGAAGTATGTCCCCACCGTAGATGAAACAAAATGAAATTATACGATAAACGAATTGCTTTTTTGATTAGTGACCAACATTTTATACCGCATGGTGGTATAGGTAGTTTTGCTAAAGGCTTTACTGAGATGTGTGGTCGTATCGGGTGGAAGGTTGATATTATATTAGACAAAGCACCTACTAATTTATTCAGTGATTTAATTATTAGTCTAGGTGCTAACATTGTTTACCCTGATGAACCACTACGATACAGTGACCATACTGCTACGTTTGCATTTAGCGATACTATCAACTTTGAAAAGATTATCAACTTCCGTAAAGCAATATTAAAAGCATTTGAAACAAATGTATACGACATGATTGTGTGTAATACACAAGAGGCAATGACTGCTAGTTATGCCATGACGGTTAACAAGTATATACCTGTTGTATTCTATACTCATTTGCACAGTATGATTTTTCGTGAAAGTCAAGGTAGTGATGTATTTTTAGACAGCTATCACAATTTCTATAACAAACATATGGAGTTTACTGATATCATTATAGGCACACAAAGTCAAAAGAACATTGACGAACTAACTAAGTTTGGTGCAACTAACTGTCAGTTATTGCGTATGCCAATGAGTGAACGTGGTCTATTAGAACGATACAATGGATCTAAGAAGGGTGTACTATTCATTGGACGATGGGAAGAAGGTAAGAACCCTGAAGCATATATTCGTGTAATGAAAGAATGTAAATTACCATGTAAGGTAATGACAAATAGTAACGGTGCAAAAAAGTTTGAGAAGGCATTCAGTTACGCAGGTATTACTGATTATAAAATCAAAGCCGGTATTACTGGACAAGAGAAAGTAGATTTTGTTCGTGGTGCTAATGTATTCTTTATGCCCAGCCTTCGTGAAAACTATCCATTTGCATTTTTAGAATGTCTTGGTCATATGCCTTGTGTTGTGCTTGATAATCAAGATTGGTCAGACAACTTTGAGCGAGAATACTATCATCAAGTTTCAATTGGTTCAGCAGCCGACATGATTAAAACATTGTATGGCACAAATCAATTATCTTCAGTATTAGACTATGTGAAACAATTAGATGATGAGGTAGCTCAAGGTTGGATTACATTCTTAGATAATTTTGCAGGCAAGCGTAGCAACACAAATGCCGCAAAGATTAATACATATGATACAGTTAAGTATAGTGATTATATCAAGGATTTAAATCGTACACATTTAGCACGTGAGGACTTTGAAAGCGTACTCGCAAACAAATATAAGTTTTTAAATGTCTGCTACACAGATAGTGACACTTACCTAAGCAAAGACCCAACATATAAACCAGTCGAGGAAGAAACAGCATTAAGTCTGTTTGAAGGATTATGAAAAAAGTTTTAATTACAGGTAACTCAGGTTACATTGGCAGTCATCTAAGTAAGATGTTAATGGATACAATGAAATATGAAGTTCATGGATTAGATATCCGTGACCCGCAATATGCATTGAATAGATTTTATCGTCAAGATATCAATAGACAATTTTCATTAGATGAAGAATTTGATGCAGTCATTCACTTAGCCGCATTAGTTAATGTAGGTGAAAGTGAACAGATACCCATTCAATATTATATCACTAACTTAAATGGCACAATGAATGTCATTAACAAAGTAAAGACTAAAAACTTTATATTTGCAAGTACGGGTGCCGCAGTTGGTTGCGAAAGTGCTTATGGTATCAGTAAACGTGCCGCAGAAGATGTAGTCAAAGAATACTGCACACATCACAATAAAAAAGATTATACTATCTTTAGATTTTATAATGTGATTGGTACTACCGTTGTTCCACCTACAAATCCAGATGGATTAATGTATAACTTAATGAAAGCACGTGAAACAGGTGAGTTTACTATCTTCGGTAATGACTATGACGTTAGTGATGACGGTACATGTGTGCGTGATTATGTACATGTGAATGAAATTTGTGACTCATTAGCACAGGCTATCGAAAAGCCTAGTAACCAAATTGAATCATTGGGTCACGGAGTGGGATGGACAGTTAAAGAGATTGTCGATGAGTTTCAAAAAGTCAATCACGTTGACTTTGAAGTAAAATACGGCCCAAGAAGAAAGGGTGATCTTGCTAGTTCTGTACTAGAAGATGTTTCACCCTATATGCGTAATCTATATACTATGGATGAGTTGCTTAAGGTTTAATTTATAGACCAATCTTGGGTGGATACATTGGGCCAGACTTTATTCGTTCACCACCGTCAAAGTAACTAATTTCTACTGGTAATTCTTTCCAGCCTAATCTATGTGCAGCCATGATACGATGATTACCTTCGTTTACCCAGGCACTGCCATCATAGGCCACATTGATAAAAGGTTTGTATTCTTCACTAGAGTGTGAATGTAATGGTAGCTTGCCGGTGTCCTTCATTATTTTCATAATTGCAATAAGATCACCTTGACGCACATTTTGTTGTTCGTTTCGCATACCGGGTATTTGTCTTAGTAAGTTAACAGGAATTTCAACTTTTCTGACAGTAGCAGTTGTCTTTCCCATGTAGGGCAAACCATTACGATCAGGACTTTTTTGCTTGGCATACGCAATAGCATCGTTTAGCCATTCCTCATTAGGCACATCAACACTAAGTGTTCCTTCAGTTATAAATTCTTTTGCTCTCACATTGATCCTTTAGAATTAACAAACCAGGGGTCAACTATAACTAATTCTCCATTACTACGTTGCATGACATTTTCGGTGTGCAAGTCCCAACCAAATTTGTTTATTCTACCCGATTGATATAATAGTTTCATTACACTAAACAAGGTAGCATACGTCTTATAAAAAGTAACACCTTGCTGTGTCATTGCATTATCTATAAGTTTAGCCATTTTAGATGATATTGGGCTAGAGAAGAATTTCCAAGTTTCAGGATCAGTTAGTGAAGGTAAGATTTGTTGCCAAGTCTCACCTGTAACAGCATAGTCACTTAATATCCAGACCATTGCTTCTTCAACACTGTTCTTTTTAATAGGCTGAAGATGTTCCATGTCAATTTGTATGTAATCCTCACCGGCAATATCGATTGTATTCATTTCATTAAATATAGGTAAACAAGAAATCTCAGGATGATTTTCACAGAATTCGTAAAACTTTTTAAATACTTTTTCAGCGTGACCACTAGGATCATCTGGCATTAATATTTTAATCACATGACTAGTATCTTTAGCCCATACTCTTGCATCAGCTCCGCTACCAATATGTTTGTAACCTAGTGATTTTAAATGCGCGGCAATTTCTTTGAAGGCTGGTCCTGTTGCAGCCTCATCTACTGCAAATTCATTGGCTCTCATTTCTTGCGACCCCTAAACCCTACTGGCATCTGCAAATCATTAACGGGAAACATTGCTTTGAACCACTCATCAGTACCAGGCTTAGCAGTAATTTTGCTACGGTCTATAGGCACAGAAGATGTAGGTTTTCCTCTATGGTCGGTAACTCCTGCAAGTCTTTTAAGTTGATCTATGTTCATAGACTCTTACCCCAGCGTGTGTTAATCACATTCCAGTTGATAATCTTCCACTGTTCAGCCAAATACTTTTTCTTATCAGCACCGTAGTCTAATATCCACGCATGTTCCCACCAATCAACTAATAACAATATATCATTGCGTACTTCATGGTTCTTAATTGTTTTAATTTTACCATCAGTTGCTAAATATACCCACCCACTACCTTGTATCTTCATTGCTTCAGTTTCAAACTGTGACTTCATATTATCGTATGAGCCAAAATGTTTGTTAATAAAGCCCATCATGGGGCCGTTTGGATTGTTTTTATTTCTTACTTCACGGAACTGAGGGAACAATGTATTATGTAAGAATGCACCTGCATAGTTAAATTCTTTATCTCCGATATCTTTGTTATATCTTTCAGCATAGCCATGTGCTAACTTGCCATAGTGTAAGTCTATAGTGTCTACCGACAAAACCGGACTTAGTTCTTTTGGCTCAAAATTAAGCTGAATGATTTCTATATCTTGAGGTTTTGACTTATCCTCAAGTAACTGAATTAAATCACGCATCAGTGTTTCAATAATAATGTAGAAATGATGTTAGGATCGTTAGCACTGATATCACCTTCACCGGGTGCAACGATAACATTGTACTTCATACCGGCTGGTATTGATTTACGTTTAGCCATGTACTGATTATAGTCTAATATAGAGTTGGCACTTAATCCATACTCTTTTGCAAGACGATTCTTTAGTTCAGGTAACTTATCAGGTTGTACTTGCCATTGGCCTTCTGACCCCTTAACTAAGTTTTTCTTTTCGTCCTTAACTAATAAATCTTGGAACAAGTCATCTGGAACAATACGACTATTCTTAGTTTTATCTAAGTTAGCATCACTTGCCTTAACTTGTTTCTCTTGTGATGTATGAGCACCTTCACTCCAATTGATAATAAAGTTAGGTGGCTTCTGACCTAATGCGGCACCAGCCATCTTTGTGTAAGCATAGAACTTAGTATCAGGATGCTTTGCAGCCATCTTTAATGCCAAGTCTAAATATTCTGGGCTGAAGAAGTCACCAGCATCATGCCAACGAATAGTAGTTTGCCAACCTTTAGGGAATTTCTTATCACCCTTTTGACCAGCTTGTTCTTCTTTGCTAATCTCACTACTTAATTGATTGAAGAACCCGTCTGGATCATTCAATAGATATGTTAATATTCTTCCGTCACTTTGCCATGCGTTCTTAAACTGAATTTTTCCGCCCTTCATAGCAAAACAATCTATTTTACATGAGCCTGCGCCCGGGCATGTATTAACAATGATTAGTTTATTTGTTTGTTCGTCTAGTGCAATACCAGTCAATGCCGCAAAGCCAACGTTGAAGAATTGTTCAAACTCTCCGTTACTATGCTTCATCTTTTCGTTTTGCTTTAGTAATGATTTAGGGCGTTGTGACAATGTTTTCTTAACTGCATCCTCATCATATGTTGCACCATCTGGACCTAAGTATTCAACTACACTACTACGGTGGATATAAGGCATTTTGTATCTATCTGTTTTTGTTTTACCAGATACATATTTTTCATTACCCTTTTTATCTACCTTAACATTACCTGCTTTGTCTGTATCAGGAGTACCAACAATACGTTTCATGTAATCTTGGAACTCATCGCCACCAAACTCACGGCTACTTGCTGGCAGTTTAGTTGCTTCTTCTAAGCCAGATAGTTTGCGAATTCTATCTAAGCCTTCCGCCACACCTTCATTTGCACTTTGACTAGCCAATTTATAAATATACGCAGTACCGTTGGGTAATAGATACGTAGTATAATTTCCTATACCCCTCTCACCCATTTGAGCCTGTTGAATTTTTATCATTTTTGCGCCGCGCGGCGTTGGGCCATCTTTAGGTACCAGCATACCTTTATATTCTTTGCCTCCATGGTGCACAACTATACCAGTGTCGCTTCGTTCTACTTTTTCTGCTGTATCAACATTTTGATTTGGCATCTGACCACCAGATTTTTCTGCACTGGCTTGAAATCCTTGTTGAGCCATTTGTTGTGCGGCACTAGGTGACATTTGGCCATCAGCACCAAGACTAACTCTTGCGTGTGCAGAGCCAGCTGACCCTAACGCACCCATTGCACCTAATGCCATTGCACCTGTTGCGGCTGCTTTTTTCCAATTAATTTCGTCAAGTTGCTCTTCCGTCATACCTTCTTCTGATTCTTCATCGGGCATATCACCCGCTTTAGTAACGAATTGCTGAGGTGTCATAATTTGGATGCCACTAGGTGCTCCAGGCATTTTTGGCTCTACGCCTTCGAATAGTTCTTTGAAATTCATTTCTTGTGGTTCCTAATAAATTGTTCTGCTAGCATTACTAATTCTTGCATTTGCTCAATAGATTCACAATGCCATCTACGTAAACTCTTATTAATATTGCTGTTTGGATCACGTGCTGTTTTAGCACTTGTACGATGTTTCTTCATACCGCGCATTCTAGCGCAAAAACTAGCACGGCGCTTTGCGTCCTTGCTACCCTTTTTAATCTTGCTTGGCTTTTTAGTAACTGCTGTTTGAATCTTGCTACCAGGATGACTACGGCGATAACTACTTACAGATTTTTTACTCATCCCACCTACACGTTTGTTATTGTGCTTTGACCAATTCTCGCCTTCCGCCACACCTTGACTTAATAATTTTTTAACAGATATTGGACCTGATTGATTTTCTGCACCGGTTAAAAATTCATTTCCCCATGGGGTTATCCAACCATCAAATTCAATATCATTGCCTTGAACCATAATATCATTATTACCATCAAGGTTTTGATATCCATTCAACTCTTTGTACCATTTTCTTAATGATTGTAACTTGTATGGACCTTTGTAGCCTTGTTTTTTCAAAATAGAAATAATTTCCGGAGTAAATCCAACTGGTTGACCCTCAGATACTTTCTCTTTTTTGCTAATAGCAATAGCGGCTTGTTGTGCTGGATTTGCGGCTTCTGTTAAAATTTCTGTTATTCTCATAATGGTATCCGTAAATAGTTGACTTTATTGCGTAGTTGTGCTACACTGTATATATTATTTATCACTTTGGGCTTTTATGTACACAAATCAATCAGTCAAACGTATCGGCTTTGCTTGCAAATGGGCAGAAATCAACAAGAAAGGTGAAATTGCTTCAGCCGAAGGTCTTAACACTGGCGGCACAACTCATGCTTGGGCAAAGCGTAATAGTCGTAATGTAGTAGAAGAAAAGATTATGGATGTTGCAAAACGCAATATTATGAATACACATGCACTAGTTAAACGTGTCGCTACACTAGAACCACAATTACGTATGTTGCGTCTTACTAGCGATATGCTGAGTTTTTACACACTAGATGAATATAAAGGCTTTTGGCAAAGTAGTGATGTACAAAACAGCTTGGCTCGATGGTTTGCCCCGATCGGGGAAACAGCACGTGCCAATGATGTTCGTCTTAGTTTTCACCCTGACCAGTTTGTAGTTTTAGCAAGCGACCGTGAAGAAGTAGTAAATAAGAGTATTGAAGAATTTGAATATCATTGTGACATGGTTCGTTGGATGGGCTATGGCAAAGAGTTTCAAGACTTCAAAGTAAATGTACATATCTCGGGACGTAAAGGCCCACAAGGCATCAGGGATGTGTACAACAGATTGTCGCCAGAAGCGAGAAACACACTAACACTAGAGAATGAGGAATACACACATGGACTTACTGACTGCTTATCATTATCTGACCTCGTACCTACGGTCATGGACATACATCACAATTGGATTCGTGAGGGAGAATATATTTCCCCCAATGATGACAACGTTAAAAAGGTTATTGATAGTTGGCGCGGTATTAGGCCTACTTTACATTACTCCGTCAGCCGTGAAGATGTACTTGTCGGGCATTCCGGATCACAGTTACCCGATCATGGTGCGTTGATTGAATCTGGATACAGTAAGCAAAAACTTCGGGCACATAGTGATTACTATTGGAACGAAGCTGTGAACGATTGGGCATTGACATTCATTGATAAATTTGATATGATGTGTGAATCGAAGGCAAAGAATCTTGCCAGCTTTAAATTATTAGAGAGATATAAATGTTTGACAAAATAAAAAACTTATTTAAAAAGCCAGAACCTGTAAAGCCTGTACAGCAAAAGAAACCACGACAGCCTAAAAAGAAGAAGGAAGATACACCTCTTTCAGAAAAAGAAAAAGCTACAATGGAAGGCATGCCCTATGTTAATATTCTTAAAATGGAACTAGATCCATACGATATTAATACAGGTGCATTTGAATTAGATTGGAACGATAAGTTTGTATTGAACTTAATCAAATCTGGATTTAAGATTCGTGAGGATGATACTGATACAATGATTGTTGAACGTTGGTTTCAAACAGTATGCCGCAATGTCGCACTAGAACTCTATGAACAGCAACAAGCTGATCCAGAGAATCGTACAATGGCTAGTGAAATGCGTGTGGTCCGTGCTAAAGATTTGGGCGATGGCCGTACTGAGGTAAGCTAATTTACCCAAAATCTTAACGAATAAAGTTGACATATATTCCATTTAACTGTATAATACTATTTCTTTCAACAACTCTTAAGGGGTAAACAAATGGCTTATTTCTATAAATGGAAAAACAATAGTCAAAAACGCAAACTTGTCCCAATCGACAATAAACTCAAACGTGAGAAGAATACCTTTAAGGTTAAGGATGTTGTTGGATTAGCAAAAGAATTGAATGATCCTTCCAATACAGGATGGCATGACAACATTGCACACTATACTGCAAACAATATTTATTTTGAACTTAACAAGCGTCCTAAGCATGACCAAATTGAATTGCGTCTGTTACTTAGTGACGAGGACATTCAACGGTTGTTAGATGGTGGACACTGTGCTGACATTTCGGCCCCGGGAGTATTTGATGAGCGCAGACTTAATCCCATTTTTGCTGTAAAATTACCTAACGAAGATTATTTTCACGTTACTGATGGCCAACACACTCTTGCAGTTATTGCTGGATTAGCACTAGCAGGTAGATTGAAACTTAATGGTAAAATCATTGAGTCAAAAGATTGGTTGAGCGTTAAGGTTGATGTGATGTATGTAGAAAGTGATAGCCTAAGTTTTGCACGTAAACACTTCCTATATATCAATGGTGAAGGTAAGAAACCAATTGAAGAATATGATACTCATGCAGTTAATACATTATGTGTTCGTTTAGATAGTGATACTGATCCAGATTCTCTCAAAGCAGAAGAATTGCAGGCTATTGCAGAAGAATATGGTATTACTACATTACCTAAAAATCATTCTCAATCAGAAGAACCAAACGCAGTAACTCACATTAGTGGTATGAATAAGATGACTGCTGAGGCATGGCGCTTCTTATGTGCAAATCACGCAAAATATTGGTCAAGCGAGAAAGTTGACAATGCTGAATTTGGTTTGTTTGGTGGACTGTATGAACATTGTACTAAAACTAAATCTGGAATACGTACTGATACTAAAGCATTCACTGAATTTCTCCGTGATTTTAATGCTACAGTAAAAGAAGTTTTTGTAAATCCAAATGGATTAAAGGAAGCTACTACTGAAGCATATAAAAAGTATTCACTGCAAACAGTTAAGTATGAAAAAAGTCCTGATAAAACAGTTGCATTGGCAATCGTACTAAAGATTTACAAAAAAGCAGGTGGCACACATATTGTTCCCGGAGTTATTATGGCTCACGCACAAGATGGGTACGATGTTACTGATTTTCTTTCTGATGAAATTAAGGCAAAGTTACCATGAAATGGTTCTATGTTATTAAAACAAGTCACAATGACACACTAGGATTTGGAATTACTATTCATTTGTCTAAACGATTAGTTGATGGTTATTGTAATCCTAGTGCGGCAAAACAACAATTTTCAAAATTGTATTATGGAGAAAATCTCCATATCAATCAATTAGAAAAATATATCAAACAGGTATATAGTAATAAACGATTAAACTTTACTAACACACGTACCCGTAAATTAGAATGGATAGATCCAAAATATGACATTTCAATTGAGGATTTGATTGATACTGTTGAGGATCGTATTTTGGGCTACCCATTACCTATCAAACGTATCAGGGATAAATTCTTACCATACACCCTTGATAATCCGGATATCTTTAAAACAATCAATGAGAATCCTGATTTGTTTTTGGAACAACTCGGTTGACAACATCTAAATAGTAGTATATAATAGACACATGAAATACGCACTCATTGACACAGCAAATACATTCTTCCGTGCCCGTCACATTGCATCACGTAATAGTGATACATGGGAAAAGATCGGCATGGCCCTACACTTGACATTGGCAAGTACTAATCAAATTGTTCGCAAGTTTGGTGTGGATCACGTTGTGTTTTGTTTAGAGGGTCGTAGCTGGCGCAAAAGTTTCTACGAGCCATACAAGAAAAATCGCATTGTTGATACACTATCACAAACAGAAGCCGAGATTGAAGAAAATAAAATGTTCTGGGAGACGTATGAAGTATTTACAAATTTTTTACGTGAGAAAACTAATGTTAGTGTCCTTCGTCATGCTGAGGCTGAGGCTGATGACTTAATTGCACGTTTCATTCACTTGCATCCCGATGATGAACATTTTATTATCAGTAGCGATAGCGACTATGTGCAATTGATTACCGAAAATGTAAAACAATATAATGGGGTAGCTAATCAACTGATTACGTTAGATGGTTACTTTGATGACAAGGGTAAGATTGTCAAAGATAAGAAAACTAAAGAACCCAAGCTACTAGAAGATCCACAATATTTGCTATTTAAAAAATGTATGCGGGGTGATGGTACTGACAATGTGTTTAGTGCTTATCCTGGTGTGCGTGAGAAAGGTAGCAAGAATAAAGTTGGCTTGATGGAAGCATATGCTGATAGAGAAAAACAGGGCTACCAGTGGAACAATCTACTACTTCAACGCTGGCTAGACCATAATGGAGTAGAACATCGTGTACGTGAGGATTATGAACGTAATCGTATACTAATTGATTTGACTGCACAACCTCAGGATATCAAAGACAAGGTTGATGCTAGTATCATTGAGGGTGTTCGTACAACTACTACCCCTCAAGTTGGTATTCACTTTATGCGATTCTGTGGCAAATATGAGTTGACTAAGATTAGTGAACAAGCAGAAACATATGCGAAATGGTTGAATAGTCCTTACATGGGAAGTTTAGTATGAATGAAATAATTAAAGAACTAATGAAACATGCCGGTACTGATACTAGTGGTAAATGGATGGGTGTAGAACACGCTGAAAAGTTCACCGAATTGATTGTGCAGGAATGTGCTGATGTTCTATTAAAGTGGAAGGGTGAACCCTTTCCATTTGATGAAGACCTTGCGGCAAGTCTAATTAAAGAACATTTCGGAGTTGGATCGTGAACGAACGAATTAAACAGATTGCAGATGACTGCGGATTGTATATTGCCTACGACAATAGAGAAGTGACTAACAAAGAGTTATCATTTTTTGCCGAGACAATCGTGCGAGAATGTATGGATGTTGTTAGTAAAGCCACTGCCAGTCCAAACGGATATCAGGCTCTTATGAAACATTTCGGAGTTGATAATGTGGGCACGTGAACAAAGTATACACTATCTCAAACAGTATATTCATGCCAGGAAAACAACACCATGGGTTGTGAGTATGTGTCCCAATAGTGAAGAACGTGCTAGATGTGCTATACAATACTTAGGTGGCATGGCCGGAGATTGGTATGGTAACCGAAATGACTGTCACTACTATTATTCTCAACAGGTAAAAGAATGAAACTATACAAACACAGCAACGGTAAGTCAAGTCTCTTCCCCGAGCATATCCCTAAGGGTTGGGAAGTTATGTTGAAGCCAACTACATTCGAAATTGTATGGCGTAGAATTAAATCAGGCCTACTGCATATCAAGCGTTAATGGAACATTGGAGTATTGAAGAATGAACTACTCATTCCCTGACAAAATTATCAAAACGATTAGGAAAGATGATCCAGACTTTCATATTGTTAATGGCATCACTATGGCACCACGTGCAGGGTTTGAGATTAGTAACAAATGTCCGAGTCAATATAAATTTATGATTATAGAAGCTATTAACAATGGTTGGCTCAAACCCATAGCATACATGAAAGATTCTGAATATATGTGGGAAAAACTAGGAGAATAATATGAATGATGAAGGACGAGAATACATTATCAATGGATTAACCTCAGCAGAAGTTAAAATGCTTGAAATAATGTGGAATATCCAATCGTCTGACGATATGGAAGATTGGTTAATGAGCCTTAGTCGTAAAAAACGTGTAATGGCGCATCGTCTTAAAATGTTGTTGCTCATTGAAATGATTGATTATGATGCAATAAAAGATTTGTCTATAGCCAAAACTTACTTGAAAAAGTTTCAATTATGAAAAAAATATTTTATGAAAAGGTAGGTCGTAGATACGTACCAGTGTACGAATACGACCAAACCATGATGCATGCTTTTCCAAAAGGTAAT